AAAATGGATTTGGACAAGGAATAGCTGGTCTTGGCAAAGGTCCAGCAATGCTGCAAAACCAACAGTTTTCTGACAACCAACAACAGTTACAACAACAAACAATGATGCCACAGTCTCCATTTTATAGAGGAAACATTTAATAATGGCGCTCCAAGGTTATACAATGCCACCACCATCCAATGGGTTGGACTTGGTGACTCCTATTGATAACATGGAGCCAACAAGTGCATTGGAACTTGTAAATATCTTTCCTGGCGCTGGTGCTCCAACAGTACGTCTTGGATATAAACAATTTGCTGATTTAGGAACTGCATCACCTGTTCAATTCATGCACGAATATCCATTGCAAGATGGAACAGCTCAACTAATCGCAGCACAAAGTACAAAGCTATATTCAATCAATAGCACTGGCACTGTAACTAATATCAGCAAGGTTGGAGGTTATAATTCTGGTGCATGGAACAAGGAGATGTTCCGTGGAAACTTTTATGTTGCTAACAACAGCGGATTGGATGTTCCACAAGTTTATACAGGAACAGGAGTAGCAGCAGATATAAATGCTGGTGGTGGTCCTTCTGGTGGTTTGGCAAAACTTTGCAACGTATCTTCTTATCGCTTGCGGCTATACTTTGTTGAAAAGAATTCAATGTTGATGTGGTATCACGCCACAGAAAACGCAACTTTTGTTGGTGCTTCTTCTACTCTCAAATCATACGACTTTAGTGGCATCTTTCGTCGTGGTGGTTATCTTCTTTTTACTAACAGTTATACAAATCAGACAGCTCAGACATCGCAAGATTTGTTTATGGCTGTATCCAGCGAAGGAGAAATAGTTCTTTACTCTGGATATTCACCGGATGATCCAAACTGGTCGCTTGTAGCACATTTCATTATAGGAAAGCCGCTTGGAGCAAAAGCATTTATTCGTGTTAATCAAGATGTTTGGATAATTACTCAACAAGGTATTGTCCCTGTATCCGCATTGTTTCAAACAGACCCAGAACAAGCATTGAATGTAGTTAGCTATAAAATAAATCCATTGATTACTCAGTATGCAACACAAGTTGCTTTGAGTGAGATGTGGAATGGGTTTTTCTATCCAGCGGGACGACGAGTGTACGTTACCTTGCCAGATTCAACATCAACTACAACCCTTCTTGTTTATAGCATTGATAGCAAAGCATGGACGCAGTTTTCATTGTATTCAACAGAGCACAGTATTGCTTCTTGCAAGTACAATAACTTGCCTTTTTATGGCTCAAATACTGGCAAGATTTATCAAGGTGAGACTGGTTATGCTGATGCTGTAGTTGGCACTGGTACTGGTGAGTCTATAGCGTTTCAAGCTCGGTGTGCGTTTTCGTTTTATGGCAGTAGAGGCAACTATAAAGCCTTCAAAGATATACGACCACTAATGAAGGCAAAGCGAGGATTAACGCTTAACCTTGGCTTGGATACGGACTTTAAACGACAAGCGGTTGTTACTTCAGTTACTACACCTATTAGTCTATTTACAGCTTGGGGTTCTCAATGGGGAAGCAATGGAGCTGCATATACTCCATATAGAGTACCTGGCGATCCAGCAGTCCCACCGATAACAGTTGCAGCATATTATCAACCATGGTCAGCAGATATTGATTATATCTTTGACCGTTTTGCAACAGCAGGGCAGGGACATTGTGCGGCTATTCGATTTGGTGGAAGCATTAAAAATTCACCATGCCAATTTATTGGCTTTGAATTACGTTATGATTTAGGTGGACAGGTATAATATGGCAGCTAAAAAGACTACTAAACCAGCAGGTGGCGCATTAACTAAGACTCCTAGCAAGCCAAAGGTTGATCCAACTGCGGCTAAGACTCAAGCTAGAGAAACTTATCTTTCTACAGTTCGCAATCTTGGTAGCTTAATGGTTGGTTCTCCTGAGCATACTGCGGCGATTGCTACTATCAATCGAACTGGTAAGCAGCTCGGATACAATACTAACCGTATCAATACCGCTATCAACAAGTATCAGCAGCGTGGAACGCCTGGTGCTACTCCTGGAACTCCTGAAGCGGCATTTAGAGGTCTTACACCAGAACAGCAAGCTCAAGAAATGGGAACTGATTACGGTGCTTATTTGAATGAGGCTTGGGCACAAGAACAGCAACGCCTTGCACAAGGTATGCCAGATTTTTCAAGCCAACTTGAGTCAGCTCGTCAGAACGTAATGGGTCAGTTTGAACGTACAATGGGTCCAGAGTTTCAGCGACAGCAGATGGAACTTCGTCAGCGCATGGCAGAGCAAGGAATAGATCCTAATAGTGGTGCGTATCAAGCTCAAATGAAGATGCTTAATGATTCGCAAAACGCTGCTAGGCAGAACGCTATGAGCCAAGCATTTACGCAAGGTGCTGAGTATCAACAGCAAGGATTTACACAAAATGTAGCTGGTCGCATGTTGCCATTTCAGATTGGACAACTTGGTTCTGAGCCTTGGAAGTTAGGATTTGCAGCTAGAACAGAGGCACAACAAGCTGAGTTAAATCGTCAAGCTCAAGAGCGTATGGCTAAAGCTGGTGGTGGAGCTTCTATAAGAGCAGCACAAATTCAAGCAGACGCAATGCGAGATGCAGCAGCGGCGCAAGCTATGGGACAATATGGACAACAACCACGACCAAATCCTTGGAGTAGTGCAGCTCAAGGTATTGGAACTGGCATAGGTGTTGGCGTAACAAATCAGTTGTTAAAATAGGATTTACAATGGCAGATGCAACAACACCTACTACTCTTGGAAATGCCCTTAGCGGATTGCGTATTACTGGCGCTGAAAATCCTTACGGCATAGCATTACTTGGTCTAACTCAAGCTGCTCCATCGCTGTATAATCCTTACGGTAAGCCTGGTGCTAACTTTGGCATTGCACTTGGTCAAGCGTTGCTTTCTGGATTGCTTGGCTATCAAGCTAAGAAGCAAGCTACAGAAGAATCAATTCAGGCATCAGACTTAGCTACGCAGTTGATTGCAAAGCCAGCAGCAGAGCGAGCAACATTCCTAAAAGCATTAGAACAGCAAGATACGCCAACTAATGTGCTTAGTCGATTGACTGATATTAATCCTATTCTTTTACAGAATGAACTTGCAGCTAAAGCAAATGAACAACAGTTTAATCAACAGTTGATGCTTAAAGGCATCGAGCAAGGATTGATTCCAACTGGTAAGGAAAGTTTGTTTGGTGGTACGGGTACATCAGGAGACGGATTTTTAACAACAAAGAAAGCTGAAGAATATGACAAGATTCGCAGCCAGTTTAACGCACTTCCAGAGGTTAAAAACTTTAGTTTAGTTAAAAATGCTGCTGCTGTAGTTGGACAAGCTGTTAAGGATCCCTCCGCTGTTGCTACTCAAGAACTTGTGCGTCGAGCTGTTCAGTTGATTGAACCAGGAATGGCAGTACGAGAAGGTGAACAAGCTGCAATCATGAGCAGCCAAAGTATTCCAGAACAATGGAAAGGAGCTTTACAAAAAGCAGTTAATGGCGAAGGTGGACTAGGAACTGAGGTAAGAGAAGGAATTTTGCGAATAGCTCAACGCTCGTATGAGGCTCAAGCTAATTCATATAATGATACAAAAGCCTTCTATGACAACTTAGCTAAAGATCGTGGACTAGGTAAGCATCCTATTTCATATCTTGGTGATGCTCCAACATTTGAAGAAGTAATCAATTCACTATCTAAAAAGCAAACAAGCACAGGCAAGACAACAGCAGGAACAACTACTCCACCAGCGCAAGCTACAGGAATGGATCAATCAAAGTTAAATGAAATAGCTACTAGGCTGAGTCAATTAAGCGCAAAAGGCAAAGACAATCTTACTCTGCAAGAAAACCAAGAGCTTGATAAGCTGGCAAACGATTACAGGAATTTAAAATATGGCGGATCCAAATAATCAAGCAGCGGATATTGAAGCATCGTTAGCGGCACTTGGAAAGCCTGTTACTCCTACAGTTGCTCCTACATCTTATGGACCAACGCTTGAT